GCTAAACAGAATAAGAAGAAGCAAGCATGTGCTGTCCCATTCAAAGCAGCGAATGGGAAGATGTATGTCTTCGGTCAGATGAAGAAACCCAAGGTCTCTGCCAACATGGGTGACGTTGCAGAGGGTGTATTTGCTGCTGCTGTTGCCTGTAGATTTTTGAATAGAAATAGTAAAGTCAACACAAGTGATGTGTTTACTCTGCTTCATGGACTACCATCACCTACATCTAGGAATAAGGGAAAGGTAGCACAGCAAACTTACAAGGCACCCAATAAAGATACTGATGTAAAGGATGATGTCAAGTTGTACATTGCTCTTGCTTCAGCAAACATGTCATTCCTTTTAGATAATAAGTCTGAGTCTGCACTCAAGGAGTATGCTGATGCTGCTGTGAAGTATGCTAACGATGAGAAGGTAACCAAGTGGGCGAAGTTAGTATATGAGAATGGTAGATACGACAAGATAGAAGTTATCGCTGATGGTTTAGGTGGACAGCAGACAACAAAGGTTGATGTCCTAGTAAAAATCACAGATGATAAGAATGTGATGCAGGATGTTGATATCAAAGTATCACTGAAGGCAGGTGATGTTAAACAGTTTGGTCAACAGGGTGGCACTCTCTTTGAGAAGGTTGGTAACAAACCAGGATACAAAGAGTATTGGGAGAAATTGTTTGGCATTGATGTTTCATCTAAGAAGGATGCATACAATAAATTAAAAGAGATCGAGCATGACACCTTTGGTGCAGTCAACATGTTGTATGATTATGTTGCAGATGTTGTGCAGAGTAAACTGAATAGTGATGATGCAATGGGAATGATGACCAAACTTGGTAGAGCGATTGATCACTATGCAACATCAAATGAAGAGCATGTTGAGTTGGTCCAACTGAATAGAGGTGATGCAAGGGTATATAACTTTGGTAATCTTGCAAACGTAATTGTCAATCAGGAATGGGACGTTGAATATAAGAAAGGTATGGGATCTGGTGGTGCATTACCTATCATTACGATACATAAGAAAGGTGAAACCACACAGCAACTCTTGATTCTTAGAGTCAAGGTTGAGAATATCAAAGGAGCACCATACTTTAGAAACTATGTTGAGAAGGGTCGCTACCTAGGCACCCTGATCGGTCGCTACGCCAGTGCCTAAAGTGTCCACTCGCACCCAGCCACCGCTTCATTCTGTCCTATAATAAAACCATGAGCAAAAACACACACCTAGAGCACCTAGAGGACGACATCTTCAATCAAGGATATGCTGGCGCTACCAACGCTATCAACTTCCTTGAGTCCTTGCGTGACATGCTTACCACTGGTCACGGTGGTAGCAGCACTAAGGTAACCGTCAAGTGGGACGGTGCTCCTGCTATTATCTGTGGCACTGACCCTAAGAATGGTGAGTTTTTCGTAGGCACTAAGTCAGTCTTCAATAAGACTGAGCCTAAGATTTGCTACAACGATGAGTTGATTGATTATTACTATCCTACTGGTGCAATCGCTGGTATCCTGAAGCAGTGCCTCAAAGAGTTGAAGAAACTTCCCATTGAAGGTGTGGTCCAAGGTGACTTGTTGTATACAAAGACTCCACCTGTCGTAGTCATGGGTGGTAAGAGTTGTTATAAATTCAAACCCAACACCATCACATACTGTGTGGAGAAAAACACAGAGATGGGTAGCAAAGTGGGAGCATCTAATCTTGGTATTGTCTTCCACACCACTTACAGAGGTAGCAGTGTTGCTGATATGACAGCAGGATTTGGTGCTGATGTATCTGGTCTGCAGGGTGTTGCAGATGTCGCAGTCTTCTCATCTGAGTTTCAAAATGTAAATGGTATTGCTAACCTCTCCGCTGGTGAGATCACCAATATCAATATGACTATCGCTAAAGCAAAAAGAAACCTTCGCACTGGCAGCAGGTTTCTTAATGAGATTCAAAGGGCACAAGGACCACAGTCATTCGCACCTCCTGCTCTCTTCAAGATCTACTTCAACCAAGTCATCCGTGGTGGTGTGATTCCTGACGCTACAGGTATTGCTAATGGGTATATCAAGTTTGTAAATGACAAATATGATGCAGAGATCGCTAAGAAAAAGACTGAGAGGTCACAGCAAGAGTGGACTAAACGTAAGACCAACGCAATTAAATACCTAAATAGTAACACATCTGTTATGAAATCAGCATTTACAGGTTTCAAAGATCTGATTGCTGCAAAAGAGCAAGTGATAAATAAACTGAAGAAGATTGAAGGTATTGGCACCTTCCTAGAAGACGAGAATGGTTACAAAGCGACAAGTCCAGAAGGATTTGTGGCCATCAAAGATGGCACAGCACTCAAACTCGTCGATAGACTAGAGTTCTCTAGAGCAAACTTCACCGTAGCAAAAGACTGGGGTAAATGAGATTCATTCAATTCATCAGGGAAGCAGCAGAAGCCGCTAAGAAGACGGCGAAACCTGCAACCTCACCAAAAGGTCAGCGCAAAGCATCGGATAAGATAGACGACAAGCATGTTGCTATCACATTCGGGAGATTCAACCCTCCTCATGCTGGGCATGGCAAACTTCTTGATGCAGTCAAGGCGCATGGTGGTGACTCTGGTAACTATCGTATCTACCCTTCAAGGTCTCAGGATCATAAGAAGAATCCTCTTTCTGCACAGCAGAAGGTAGATCATATGCGTAAGATGTTTAAGAATCACGCAGATAAGATCCAAAATAATGAGGCACATAGAAACATCTTTGACATCCTAAGAGACTTGCATGACGAAGGTCATGAGCATGTCACTATGGTTGTTGGTGATGATAGAGTGAAAGAGTTTGAGACTCTTGCCAACAAGTATAATGGTAAGCATTATGATTTCAAATCTATTAATATTAAGTCTGCTGGCGCTCGCGCTGATGATTCCGACGACCCTATTGAGAATCTTTCTGCCAGTAAGATGCGTGCCCATGCTCAATCTGGTGACCACGATTCATTCCACGCAGGAATGCCCAAAGGACACGACGTAAAACATAGCAAACAACTGATGGCAGATGTCCTTAAGGGCATGACTCCTCCTCCTAAGAAGAGTAGGAAGAAATCAGAAGTGCATGAGTCATCTGTATGGGAGTATGCACCTAAACTAGATTTTGAAACCTTTCGGGATTACTACATGCTCAACCACATCTATAAGGTTGGTGCAATCGTAGAGCATGATGACACTGGAATGGTTGGTGAGATTGTCCATAGAGGACCAAACTATATTATTATGAAAGACGGTATGGGTGGTGAGCATAGAGCATGGTTGCAACATGTTACTGAAGTTGCAGATCAACCATTAGATCAATCTAACTATTCTGCTGATAACGGTAGTGGAAATGAGTGGAAAGTTGGGACTGATACATATAGGAAGGCACTGCAGGACATGACACCTGGTCAGGCAACCAAGAAATTCTCTGCATTCAATGCAGAAATTAGAAAATCCGCTACAAATAAATAGTTAATACGCAAAACTGTTAAGACGATGACTCTAAACATTAAAGTATCTGCTGCACTTGCTGGCTATAGTCTGAAAGAGCAGTCCAAGATCCTCTCCGCCATTGAGACTGGACAGCATTTAGACACCGCTCGCCTGTATGAAGGTGCACTCAAAGTGAAGGCAGCCTACGAAGAGTGGGAGCCTGCTGTTGAAGGATACGCTGGATTCCCTGTGGATCGTGATGAAATCAAGAAGAAAAAAGGGATGCATGACGACCGTAATGTCGGACGTGTCATCCAATCTAAGGGTGAATCCTATGTCATCACTGGAAAGAAAGCAGACGGTCGTTACATTGTTGTCGGTAAGAAAGGCGACAAGACTGCTAAGGAAGCAGGTGACATCGGTCTTAACATGCAACGCGAAACAGTAGGTATTGACATTGAAGATCTCCACCAACAAATGCTTGAGGGTATGAAGCAAGCACGCAAGAATGTGGGTGCAAGCAAATGTTGGGACGGATACAAAGCAAAAGGCACAAAGACTAAGGGTGGCAAGCAAGTCCCCAACTGTGTCAAAGAAGAGGAATTGGAAGAGCGTTACAAAGGTAAGCATGGTCAGTCTTCTGCCGAATACAAGGATGATAGATCCTCTGGTGGTAAGATGGTGTCTGGTGACTCGAAGATGAGTGGTGCTGAATACACTCATGGACGTAGAGTTAAGGCAGCAAACCCTGGATCTCAACCTGATGAAGGTGGCAAGACCAAACCCAAATCTCAGGGTAAAATGGATCGTGGCACCCGTGCAGATCTTGAGTATCGCAAAGCAAACCTCAAGAAAAAGAATGAGGAGTTTATAAATAAGTTGTCTGCCTCGGGACTATTCTCTGAAGCAGAGCTTAAACAAATGGAGGAGATGGAATGAAACCCACCAACTCAGCTAACAAGCTACCTACTAAAAAGAAGGGCGGAGTTACCATCAATCCAAAAAAGGAGGACCTTATGTCTGAATCATTTAGAAAACGTTTTCAAGCAGAAATAGATGCTCTGAAAGAATCTGCCAAGAAAAAGGACAAGCATATCAAAGCCGCTAAGGCAGGTAAGCGTTGGCAAGACTCTGACGGCGATGGCAAGTGGTATGAGCCAGGTGAAGACGTTAAGAAAGAAGAAGTCTGTGCACCTGCTAAGGTTGACGATTCTGAGTCAAAGCAAAAAGCAAAGGATCGCATGAAAGCAAAGATGATGCAGATGACTGCTGATCATGATGCTAAGAGACAAGGATATAAAGCAGGCTAAAAAATGCTATATAGGGTAGAGCTCTTTATAGTATAGAATCATGCTTAACTTTCTTCTACCCCTCGCATACAAAGTAGTAGACGCTGCTGTTGCTAAGATTCCTGATGACGCAGAGCTTGGTGAGAAACTCATCGACCTGTGTCTTCTTATTGTTGGCAAAGCAGTAAAACTGACTAAGACAAGCGCTGACGACGAGCTCTTCGCAAAAGTCGAAGAAGCATTGAAAGCACGCGACTAATCTTAAGGGGAGTAGTTGCTCCCCTTTATAAATAAAATATAGGAATACAACTTGTCCTCGGAGTAAAATGGCAATCTACGGAACACTTGACGCGAAAGCGATGGGCACCGCAGTTGTAGCAACTAATGGCGACGCCACGGTTACAACAGCTGGTGACTTCACCGACGCTTCTGATAACCTCGTCAAAGTTGGTGACATCCTGGAGCTTTCAGGTGTTGCTTACATTGTCAGAGAGGTTACCTCAGCGACGGCGCTTGAGTTACACACGACATATGCTGGCAGCACTGCAACTATTGCAGCTGGATCAGCAGTAAGAAGAACTGCACCTAAAGCAGTTGCAGAATTCGTAGTCAAAGGAGGCGACACTCGCTCCCGCGACCTCGTATTCGTTGACACCACAGAGCAAGCACTAGACGAGAATAAGTCTCGCGGTATTACTGGTCCTGGTTGGTGGCTCTATGAGACCTATGTCACTCACAATGGTGATACACGTCATAAGGCTGAGTGCCTTGCATTCGTCCACGCTACTGCTGCTGCAGCAGGTGACGATGCTGATGACACCATCGTGGCAGATGCAGCATCCGCTGTGACTATCTCTTCTCAACCCGCTGCTTCTACTTCCTCCTCTGGAGCTGGTACGTTTGCAGTCAGCACAAGCACCAGTGGCACACCTGGCACTCTCACCTATCAGTGGCAGCGTCAAACAGCAAATGCTACTACACGCTGGGTTAACATCAGTGCATCTCTTGACACTGGCGTAACATATGCAGACTTCACTAC